AAATGGTGACGTTTGGATGACTTCAGAAGACTGTCTAAAGATTGAAAATATTTTTAATGAAAATCCCGACATACACATTCTTGGTCCAAAGCAGAGAGACGAACAAGATCACATCACTCATGCTGGAATAATTGGGACAAACACTGAGCCAAAGCATAGAGGTTGGAGAGAATACGATCCCGAAGATAAGCTATACAAAGACAGAGTCGAATGTGTAACAGTCTCTGGATCTGCATACTTTGTCAGAAGAGAAGTTTGGAATGCTCTTACAAATAATGAAGAATACAGAAAAATTTATCCAGATGCAATAGGCGCATTTCTTCCAACACCACACTACTACGAGGAAACCTGGTGCTCATTCTTTGATAGACACTTCGGATATAATGTTGTTTATGACGGTTCGGTGTCAATTGGTCACAGCTGGCATGCATCGACTCCAAAGCCTGGAGAAGGGGTAAGTCGAGCGGATCAACACTTTCCTATTTCTAGAGAGATTTTTAGAAAAGCTTGTGATTATTTTGGCATAGAAAGAGATTAGTTTGCCTGTAAAAACATACGGATCACTATTTGCTGGTGTGGGAGGTATCGATTTAGGTCTAGATTCTGCTGAATTACAATGTAAATTTCAAGTAGAAATAGACGAAAACTGCCAACAAACTTTATCGCACCATTGGCCGAATGTTCCTAAGTACACAGATATTAAAACAGTAAGTGGCTATGATTTACCACCTGTAGATATGATAACTTTTGGCTCACCATGTCAAGATCTCTCTACAGCAGGAAAAAGAGCTGGTCTAGAAGGTGAAAGATCTGGTCTTTTCTATGAAGCAGTTAGAATCATAAAGGAAATGAGAGATAAAACAAATGGACAATATCCAAAAATTTCAATTTGGGAAAATGTCGTTGGGGCCTTATCGTCCAACGGAGGTGCCGACTTCGGGCAAGTCCTCTACGAAATGGATGAAGCAGGGGCGTGTTTCTCAGAGTGGGCCGTGTTGGATGCACGATACTTCGGAGTCCCCCAGCGACGTAGACGAGTGTACCTCATCTCTGTCTATGATCCTACAATCGCCTCAAGATGTCCCAGCAAAATACTCTCTGTCAATGAAATCAATAGAGGGAATTCTAAGAAGATCTTCAAGCAATGGCAAAAAAATACCCAAAAAACTATTAATAGCCCTGCAGGAAATAATGAAGAAGAACATTTAACAGTTGATATAGTTGGACCGTTACAGGCTAGAGATTATAAAGGCGTTGGAAATCAATACGTGCAGGAAAACAAACTTGTTGTAGAATTAACATCAAGTTTAGTTCCTAATATTCGTCGTTTAACTCCGCTTGAGTATGAGAGACTTATGGGATGGCCAGATAATCACACTTTAAATAGAGCAGACGGTAAAACGAACGCCGATTCTACACGCTATAAAATGTGTGGAAATGGAGTAGCATCTCCAGTAATAAAATGGATAGCAAATCAAATAAAGGAATTATAAAATGAGCGATAAATTAAACCCATGGATATATAACGCAGAAGTCAAGAAAGTAGTTGATGGCGATACGTTCGACATTATTATTGACCTTGGTTTTGATGTCCTTAAGAAGGGTAGAGTTCGTCTTTATGGCGTAAATACTCCTGAGAGTAGAACTTCAAATATTGAAGAGAAAAAGATGGGCTTAGCCGCAAAAGAATTTACAGATCAATGGTTAACTGCAGCAAATCACAAAGTTAAGATTGAAACTATTATTGATAAGAATGAAAAATATGGTAGAGTATTAGCTAAGGTGTGGAATGAAGCTGGCAGTTGTTTAAATATGGATATAGTTGCATCTGGTCTTGCTAGAGAGTATTATGGTGTTGGCGATAAAACATTTACCGAGTTTAAGAAAGATAAATAGTGCAAACATTCTTACCATATCCAGATTTTGTTGAATCAGTAAAAGTATTAGACTACAGACGGTTAGGAAAACAACGTGTTGAAACATTTCAAGTTCTTAATGTATTACTCGATAGAACGACTACGAAAGGGTGGCGCAACCATCCTGTCACGCGCATGTGGGCTGGTTACGAAGAAGCCTTAAAGTTATATCAAAACTACACTATTCTTGAATGGATAGATAGAGGATATAAGAACAATATGAAATTTGAAGATGTTGATCATAATGACATCATCTTGCCCTCATGGTTTGGTAAAGAAGATTTCCATAGATCACATAGATCAAATTTATTGAGAAAAGATTATGAATATTATTCTCAATTTTTTGACGAACCATCAGACTTAGAGTATCATTGGCCAGTATGAGTATCACGGTATATTTAGCAGGTGCGATGGATTACGTCGGCAACTATGCAAAAGGGTGGAGACAAGAAGCTACTTTCTTGCTTAGTCAAAGAGGTTATAGGGTTTTAGATCCAACCTCTATCCCAGAAGACTACGATATGTCTCCAGATGAAATAGCTCAAAAAAACATGTTTATGCAAAAGAAATCAGACATTCTTCTTGTGGAATATATGTTAGAAAATAGAGCATACATAGGGACAGACTACGAGATGGCATGGGCAAAAATGAACAACCAACCTACTGTAGTTATGTGTTCTAATCAAAATAAAAACCGTCCATATATGAAATATATGTCGACTAAGATTGTAGACAACATAGAAGATGCTATAGAATATATAGCAGTACATTACCCAACCAATTAAAGGAAATGAAATGAAAAAAAGAGTGTTACTCACAGGAGCTGGTGGTTTCGTTGGACATCACACGCTAGAGCATATATTCAAAACAACAGACTGGGATGTAGTCATCACTGACTCATTTCGTCATAGAGGAGTAACAGATAGGGTAACTTCTATTGATTCATGGGAATCAAATAGGCATCGTGTTAAGCTCATTACACATGATCTTACTGTTCCTTTTTCTGATGTAATGATTAAGGACATTGGTCATATTGACTATATTATATCTATGGCTTCCGATTCACACGTGGACAGATCAATTACTGATCCAGCTCCTTTTATGATGAACAACGTTGCACTAGTTGTAAACATGTTAGAACTTGCTCGCAAGATACAGCCAGAGGTTTTCTTGCACGTATCAACCGATGAGGTATATGGTCCAGCCCCAAAGGGCTACGCTCATGTAGAGTGGGATACAATCCTTCCATCTAATCCATATTCGGGCTCTAAGGCAGCACAGGAGGCAGCATGCATTTCTTACTGGCGTACATTTGGAGTGCCAGTGATTATAACAAACACTATGAATATCATTGGTGAACGCCAGGATCCTGAAAAGTTTGTTCCTAAGATTATGTACTGCTTGGAAAAGAATGTTCCGATGACAATTCACGGAACTCCAGAGAATATTGGTTCAAGATTTTATTTACATGCAAGAAATCAAGCAGATGCTCTTTTGTATATCTTGAAGAATTTACCACCAGTAAGTTATCCAAATTCTGACAGACCAGATAAATATCATATTGTCGGTGAAAAAGAAATCAATAACCTTTAAATGGCACAGATGGTAGCTGATTTTTGGGGTAAAGAATTAAAGTTTGAGTTTGAAGATTTTCATACCACAAGACCAGGGCATGACTTAAGATATGCTCTTGACGGAACTAAGTTGGCAAATGCTGGATGGACAGCACCAATGCCGCTTGAAAAGTCTCTACAATTAACCGTTGAATGGACCAAAAAAAATCCAGAATGGTTATGGAGAGATTAACTCTATAAGGTTGAATTGATCAACCAATAATGCTATACTTACCAAGTCATATTAACAGGGCAATAATGCCAATAACAAAAGGATAATAATGTCAGATAACAAGTTCAAGTATTTTGAGGTAACCACAACCGCTTTGGTTAAGGCTAATTCAAAGACAGACGCAGAGAAGTTGACAATGGGCCGTCGTGGTGTCCAGGGTGAAGTTCTCTCGAAGACAACTGATATTGAGCGAATTTCAGCAATTGAAGTTCGTGAGATGTTAGAGGTCTGATAGACATACCTTAACGAGTAAGGGGCGGGGGTTAATTCTCCCGCTCCTTATTTTATAGAAAAGGATTATTATGATAATTGCACAAATGGTTGGAAAAAACGAATCAAAAAGATTCTTAGAGCCAGTCTTACAAAGACTATCTGAACAAGTTGATAAAATTATATTTACCGATGACTGCTCAGATGATAACACTCCCGAAATTGCTTCTAAATATTGTGAAGTTTTTGTCAATGAAAAATCAATGTTTTCAGAACACGAAGGAATGCTCAGAGCATCAGCTTGGGGTAATCTAGAAAATTTTGCTAGCGTTGGAGACTGGATTATTGCAATAGACTGTGACGAAATGCTCTATCACGTCAATGATAAAAGCATAAGAGACGTACTTAAGGTTTCTCCTTATGACGTTGTCAACGTTCGTTTTTATCACATGTGGAACGAAACACAATATAGGGTAGATAAACTTTGGGCACCAAATTCAAGCTCTAGAATTTTTAGATTCAAGGAGCATGGTGGCTTTTATAATAGAAAACTTGCCTGTGGATCAGAGCCAAGCTATGTAGTTGATTGGGTAAAGCAAAGAAATTATTGGGTTGACTCAGGTCTCGCAATGCAGCATCTTGGCTATTCAAGAGATGAAGATAAAGAAGCAAAGTTCGAAAGATATTCACATTTAGATGGTGGAGAATTCCATAATCTTGATCACATTAATTCAATTGTAGACAAAAACCCAGTTCTTATTGACTGGGGTAATTTCGGAATCTAGGAAATAAAATGATAATTAGAAATCAAGCAAAAACAATTCAGGCATTAACGGAAAAAATGAATAGCAAAGAAAAATTTGCTTTTGTTAATTTTCCAAGATCTTCCCTAATGGCTATATCAGAAAGTATGACTAACGAAAAAAAGCCAAGTAAGTATTTTACTCGCTCTATCGTTAATTCTTTCAATATTCAACATCCAAACTATCTAAAGGGTGTGCCACCATCATTTATCTATTCTAGCGAAGAAGACAATCTTGAAAAATTATCTTCTACACTTAAGGATAATGAATATTACGATTCAACTACATTAGAGCATTATTACTCTTCTCAGGAAGATATTTTTAAGTCTTTTGTAGACCACTATATTAGACATAGCTCTTTCATAGTTGTTAGCTTCCACGATAAGAAAATCATCTCCAAGGTTCTTGGTAATCCAGTAGATGTTATTAATGTTGCTTACAATGATTTCTACGATAAGACTGATGGAATTATTAAGTCAATATCAAAGTATGAGGGTAAAATAGATTACTGTCTGTTTGATTGTCCTCTCTTGTCATCTGCTCTTCCTCATAAGATATGGAATGATCTAGATGTATCGATGATAGACCTTGGTAAGGTCTTCTCATTTGCTAGAACTAACTATCTTAACAAGATGAAGGAGCGAGAAAATGAGAAAAAAGATAGGTACAAAAATTTCAGATGATTTTGATGATGATCTGTTTTTGACAGATCTTCTTCTTGAATCAACTTTAACAATTCCCCAGATAGCTAAAGAAGTTAATCTATCTGTAAAAGATCTTAATAAAAAGATAAATCAACTAGGATTGTCTTGGATTAAAGATCAAAAGAAAAAAACATCTAGAGGTCAAGCTGCACTTACCGCAGTAATGAAAAAGCTTCTTCCTAATGAAAAGATTGTTAATGAATTTCATATAGGAGAGAAGTTAAGATTGGATGTGTACTGCCCTAGTTATCAACTAGCTGCTGAGTATCATGGTCGTCAACACTTTTATTATACTGAAAGATTTTTTGACTCCAAATACGACTTTGAAGAAGCTCAAAAAAGAGATCTGAAAAAGATTGAACTCTGCAAAGAACAAGGAATAGCTCTTATTGTTTTTAGATACAACGATCTGCTAACGGAAGAGTCCGTATATGCTAGAATGCTAGAAGCAATAAGGTCTAACCCTTGGGTTAAGCCAACTTCTGAAAAAACAAGTATTACTCAAAATAAGTATTACCAAAGTCAGAAACAAAAACATCGTGAACGACAAAAGCAAATGTATCAAGATATGAAACTACGAAAGAAAAATCGTGACTGAAGAAAATAAATTAGAAGAATATCCCATAGAGTATCAACTCTTCGCTTTGTGCTTCAAGCAACAAGGTGCAGTGGATTTCTTCAAGGAAAATGTACCATCAGAAGACGTTGGATATCTTCATGGTCAAAAAGGCATTCACGAATTTTATGAAGCTATTCTTTCGTATAAGGATAAGACAAATCTAGATATTGTTGATCCCGTAGCTTTTAGAACATGGCTTGAATCTGAGACTAACATACATCAAGCTATAGGTGGCAACGCTGGTGTAGAGTCTTTGATGGGAGCTATTTTAGGGGTAGATTTGTCTACTACCGAGGCAGTCGCAAAGGTTTTAAAGCACAAGAATGCAAAGAAAAAACAATTAGATTATCTTGAAGAGTTAAGATATTTAGTTTCTAGTAAAACATTTAAAAGCGATCAGCAGATCGAAAGAATAAATACCTTAGTTGCTCTTGTTCAGGAAATAGAAAACGAAACAGATTACAATCCATTAGATAATGTTACGACTGCTACGCAGATTATAGATAGAATAGATTCACTTTTAGATGTACCAGACTTTCTTCCAACTCAATTTAAATCTTTAAATAGAGCCATGGGTTACACTGATGAAGGTGGATTCTTTAGGGGCTCTGTACACGCTATTATTGCCCCATCTGGAAAGGGTAAAAGTACTTTTGCTAAGTGTCTTGTGAACAATTGGGTTACCAATGGGTACAAAGCGCTATACGTAAACTTTGAGGAAGCCCAATCACACTGGGAAAGAATACTTATGACTCAAGTAATTGGTCAAAACGTTTACGCTCATGCAGATAAGTGGAACGAAGAAGATAGAAAGAAATATACAACAATATTCAAGAATAAAATGATGGAATGGGGAGATAAGTTAATGGTAAAACATGACCCAGATACTCCTTATTTCGAAGATCTTGAGAAGTGGCTTAGAGAGATTATTGGTCACGGAAAAGACATGCCAGATGTTGTTGTCATAGACACTATACAATCTATGTTTACTAAGGGTAAAGGTAAAGCTAGATGGGGTGAATTTGAAGAGATGATGGTTAAGCTAGAAAAGCTTGCTAGAGATATGAATTGTGCTCTTATTATTACTGCACAAGAAAATGCAAATAGAATGAAAGAAAAAAGAGAAGTAGTTCAACAATCTGACACTGGTGGATCTCTTGCGATCCAGCAAAAATGCGCAGTAACAATATTTATCACGGAAAAAAGATTAGTTAGTGGTGATGAAACTGAAGACGAAAATATTATGCAGCTCCAAATACCAAAAAATAGAATTACAGGATCGACTTTTGTCTATGACCCACCGCTGGTCAGATATGTTGATGCAAGAAAAGCTTACGAAGAATATGAAATAGTTACAGAGGAAACTTATGAATCTGGATCTATATTGGATGATTTAATTAACGGAGGATTGTTCGACTAATGAAACTTATAACGCCAAAATCTATAAAGGATTTTCAAACATGCTCTTTATTGTATGATTATAGATACAATCAAAATCTGCCTGAAACAATTGGCGGAAGAGATATTCTTTCAGAAAGATTTGAAAACACTTTAAAAGATATAATTTATTTCTTTTTCTACAAGAAGCAAGGTGGTTATACACCATCTTATGCTTCACTATTAAATAGGTGGGAGAAGCTTTGGTTTTCTAAAGATGTTTCTGCTTATGACATAATGACGGAACAGCACGAAAGTGCTTATGGAAATAACGCTAGCCTAACATCAAAGGCAGCTTCTGTTCTTTTGTCTTTTCATGAAGCTTTTTGCGATTCATCTTCTATACCAATTGCTATTAATGAGGAGTTCATAGTACCTATTAGTCCTACGGTAAAAATCAAAGATAAATTCGATATAATACTTGCTCATAACAATCAATATTTTGTTATTAAGTTAATGTTCAATTACAAAAACAGTCATCAGTATATGTATCAGGTTGACTTTGCTACAGCTTATTCTGCTTTTAATTATAGACATCCAAATAAGATATCTAAAGCAAAAATAGGATACTGTGACTTGTTATCACCAAAGGTTACATTTAGTGAATATGACATCACTAATGATGATGTAAGCAATCTTAAATTTTGGTGTGAAGAAATGAGCACTTGCGAAAAGTTTATTCCTAGAAGAGGGTTAACTTGGTACTGTAAGCAATGTCCGTTTGACAAACCATGTTCAAAGTGGTCACCAAATTTAATGGAGAATTCTGTTGAAAAAAAATAGATTAGGATTTCTTTTAACTGCTGAAAAAACAGAAAAAATTACTGTTATATCAAAATCGTTTAAAAAAAGTCCACAAAAGTTTATAGATGATATAATTGATTCTACCTACGAAAAGATAAAGACCTTAGAATTAGAATGGGACGATGAAGAAGATGAATGACAAGAACTCCATATTAGATGATCTTCTTGGTGAAGAGAAGATTTTTTCCTCGAATGAAGAAGAAGACAGCGTTCTTCAACCAATGTTGGATGAGATTAACCTAATACAAGATCAATCTATAAAATCATTTGTTAGATCAATACTTTTGCAGGCAAAAACATTTTGGATAATACCATCAAGTTTTTCTGGAAAATATCATCCATCAGATGAGCATAACTCAAGTGGCAACATGCTGCATACTAAAAGAGTTGTTAGAGCAGCTAAAGTTTTGTCTGACTCGTATACTCTTGGCACAAGCGAAAGAGACTTGGTTTACGCAGCATGTCTTCTTCATGATGTGACCAAGGGTGTCTGTTCTAATGGTGATTCAGATGATTCCTCCTTTGTATATGATCCCTTGCATCCCTACACTGTCGGCATGCTGGTTAAAAAGTGTCAAGAGAACGACAAAAAGTATGCATCGGAATCGAGTTCATCCACCTTGTATGTAGACGAAGATACTGTTCAAGCTATATTGAGACTAGTAAGATGCCATTTAGGTCCTTGGTCCCCAGTGCCAGAAACCACGCCAGTAACTTATCTAGATACGATTGTCCATCTAGCGGACAATATAGCTTCTAAAGTTCATTATGTAGTTGACGGCGATAATGTGATAGAAGACAGATGGAAGTTTTAAAACAAGAACTGCAAAACCCATTGATATCTAGATTGATAGCTTTAAAAAATTTGGATTCATATATAGAAGAATC